AAGGCAATAATGCCATATGAGCTATAGCTATTCATAAAAGGGTTTACTTGTATTTCCTTTTCTCTAATATCTGTATTCATAATACGACCTACTGCAGCTGATGTAAGAATAAGTACAATTATTATTTCAAAATAATTTGATTTTTTCATTCTACTACTACTATATCTAATAAATTATATATTCCCCATATAGGTATTTAAATGAAACTTCCAAATATATTCTATAATTCTGTATTTATTACAATGATGGTACTATTGATTATAGGATTAGGTAGTTTTGGAGCATATTTTATATATCGCACAACATATTATGTAAATTATCTTAACAATTGTCCTAAAGATAACTCGAACACGTTTTGTTATATAAAAGTATTTGATCTTCCACTTCCTAAAGAATTTGTTGCCCCCCTTCTCCTAATTTCTAAAGAGGAGGGAAAGCGTATTGAAATTATTAAAAAGCGTCAAAAGGCAATTCCTCTAGGCAAGATTAATGAAAGATTTCCGGAAGTTATAGAATGGTATAAGCATCTTCCTCTTGAAATATCTAAAGTCATTGGTACGCAGGTACTTATTACACCAATTTCCCAACCCAATTCACTAAGCCTTGTAGTTTACGAAAAAGAGGGTGATTTTATTGACTGGCATTTTGATACAAATCATTACGATGGGCGTTTTTTTACTCTTCTTATTCCTGTATCTACTGAACCTACTTGCGGAAATTATCAATATAAAGATGCTAATCAGGACATTCAGACAATTGAATTAAAGACCGGACAGGCAATTCTGTTCGAGGGTGATAAGGTCTTTCACAGAGGGAAAGAATTATGTAAAAATCAACGACGGGTAATATTATCTCTTACATTTGTAACATCACAAGATATACCTCCTTATGAAACTGCCCTTAACATAGTAAAAAATTGGGGAATTTTTGGACAATAATAATCAAAGCATCAGCAGACATGAATACTATTCAGCGGCATGGTACTAAACTAACCTACAGTGAGGCAGTTATACATAATAAGACTGTCTACCTTTCCGGACAGGTTCCATGGCTAACTGCTGGTCAATCTATCTATGAACAAGCATCAGAAGTATTTGAACTTATTGATAAACAGCTTGAACAGGCTGGCTCTAACAGAACGCAAATTCTTTCCCTTCAAATCTTCCTAAAAAACCCGGAAGACTACTCTGAAATGAATAGGGCTTTTATCATGTGGATGCCAGATGGATGTGCTCCTGCACGGAACACAATTTGCGGAGTACAATTTCCCACTGCCGACTGGGGCCTTGAAGTTGTTGTAGTTGCCGCTCTTATCTAAAGTAACTTAGCGTCTAGAATCTAGAATGAAAGTTGCCTTAATTACTGGTGCTTCCAGTGGAATTGGAAAGGAAATTGCTGTACGCCTTCTTGCCGATGGCTACTATGTAGCTGTTACTGGACGGAATATGAAGAAACTTGAAGAAGCCTATACTTCTATCGATGCCGGTACCACATTACTTATTGAAGCCGATGCCACGCATCCTGAATCATATACAAAATGTGTAGAGCATACAATTAAATCTTTTGGACGCCTAGATGTTCTTGTAAACAACGTTGGCGGGGGAACGTTTGGACAGACACTTCAAGCCACTACACTTGCTGATTGGAATGCCTCCTTATCCCTTAATACTACATCAGTCTTCTTTACAACTCAGGCGGCTCTTCCATACTTAATCGAAACTAAGGGTGTTGTAATCAATTTCTCATCTGTTCTTGCTTCGCGTCCTGTTGCAGGTCTTGGGCCCTATAGTGCTGCCAAGGCAGCCGTTGAAATGCTAACAAAATCTCTAGCTCTTGAGCTTGCCCCTAAAGGAATTCGCGTTCTCTGTATTTCCCCTGCAACAATTCAAACTGGTTTTCACACGTCAGCCGGCATGACTCAGGAAGTTGCCAATGCTTATTATATGGCTTCTAGCGGAACGCATCCTATTGGGCGCATTGGACAACCACAGGATATCTCGGAGCTAGTGGCGTTTCTTGCAGATAATTCCAAGGCTGGATTTATGACTGGCTCTGTAATTCATGTTGATGGCGGACGTCTTCTTACTTCATCGGCACCGGCACTTACAAAGTCTACGTAAATTTCATACTATAGAATAGGCATGGATACTGATGGCTGTTATACAATACAAAAATATGTATTTGATGATGGATTTCTTAGTGGTAGTGTAGATGCTACATACATTTTTCATTTAGAAGGAAATGGTCGATTCTCGACAATAGAAAAGTATCTTGATACCTATCATCCGACGCATATTGTTTATGTATTTATTGATAAAGGCTATAAGAAATGTAAGAAACCTCTTGTAAAACAAACATCAACGCATGATATTGTCTATGGCTACACACAGATTTTTAAACATTCACAGGCAAATAACTATTCAAATGTGCTCATTTTAGAAGATGATTTCATCTTTTCTCCTGATGTATTGAAAATAGAGCATACAAATGAAATAAATAGATTTCTTATAGACCATAAGCATACTGAATTTGTCTATAATCTTGGGGTAGTTCCAACACTTGTATTTCCATACACTATTTCAACATATCGTGTAATTGCTGGTGGAGGGTTACATGCTTCAGTCTACTCATATAAGGCTCAAACTACTTTTATAAATAATATTAAAGACATTGGAAGTCCAGAAGGTTTTCTTATGTGGGGAAACAACTCAATAAAATGGTATATGTACTATAAACCACTCTGCTACCAAACATTTCCTAATACTGAAAATAGTAAAAATTATATACTTGGGCAAATAGACCAACTAAGTTTTACTATATTTGGACTTGATAAACAAGCAGAGCCTGGCACATCTATAAGGTACATTGTGGCAAAACTGCTATCTTTTTTAATCTTTATATTTTTTGTAGTATGTATTATTAAAATACTCTACTATTTTAAATTTATTAAAGGGTTTGCTAGTTATAAAACTAGACGAATGAAACGTTTCTAACGGCAAGTGCCAAAGTTAAGTACCCCCATGGGGGTACTTTTCTGTAGCATACTTGCCATCATAGGGTTGTAGGCAATATTAAGTACCCCCTTTTAGGGGGTACTTAACTTTAGCACAACACGGTAGCTTTAGCACAGCATGGTATCTTTTATATAATATAATAATACTATAGATTATGAGCATCGATGAGTGCTACACATTTAAACAGTACACATACACAGATGGTATATTTCAAGAAAGTATAGATGCTACCTATATAATATATTTACAGGGTAGCACACGTATATCAAATATATTTAAACAACTTGAAAAATATCACCCGACAAACACAGTATATATTCTTATGAATAAAGGCTATAAAGAGTGTAAAAAATCGCTTATGAATAATACAACTTATTCAGATTTAGTTGACGCAAATATGAGAATTTTTCAGCATGCCCAAGAAAATGAGTATTCAAACATACTTGTTCTAGAAGATGATTTTATATTTTCGAAAGAGATAAACAATTCGAGCCATATTAATAATATTAGCACTTTTCTTCTTGATAATAAAGATAGTGATTTTATATATCAGCTTGGATGTGCTCCTATAGTATCAATACCATACAATACCTATACGTATCTAACACTAAGTTGGGCTGCCCATGCAAATATATATTCAAGCAAGGCAGTTCAAACCTTGCTCGATGATTATGCTAGTAATAAGATTACTGGACATATTGATGCTCATATTATTAGTAATACCTTTACAAAATTTAACACATATATGTATTATACGCCTCTATGTTATCAAGTATACACATACACTGATAATAGTGCTACATGGGTTTTACCTGGTCCCTTAAAGGAAATAAAGATATTTTTTATAGGATTCTTTTTATGGCTACTTGGAATTGATAAAACTCCTGAGCCTGGAACAACCATATTATATACAATTTCAAAACTACTGTTTTTTATTCCAGCGCTCTATGCTATATATCTTCTAGTTAGTAATGTCTAATTATAGACATCCCGTTTTTCCCATAAAGCGTCATAGTGCTCACCCTTTTGAAACATTTTTTGCTCTGCTCTATACTCCTTATAACTTACAAGTATTTCCTTATTTTCATAAAATATTTTTTCATTTCTTCCAAAGATTTGATAAAATGTATTCCTAGAAAAATGAAACCTACATGTTTTTTCATAGCCTGGCTCAGCATGTTTTTCTAATATTTTCTTTAGTAAACGTGGTCCTGTTATATCAACCGCTGTAATATAATATAATTTAAGTTTACAACTGTTTACTATATCATCTATACAATGTTTAAATATTGAATTATCTGGTGGTGATACCATAAAGGCATTATATATTGCTTCGCTGAATCCATATGAAAATGCTAAATCTTTAACATAAATAACTGGATTATTATTTATTATAGGTAGTAAGGGAACAACTGAATAATACTTAATATCAAGATATACACCTCCCTTTTTATACAAAATACAGTAACGCCATAAATCTGACTTATAGGCACCTGGCTTCAAGGTATCAAAGGCATTAAGTACTTCTTCATCAAAATTTTCTTTAATAAATTTTCGGGAGGCATCATCTGAATATAAGTAGTAGTCAAACTCAGAATTTACACTAATAAGGTTCTGTATTGTAGCATACATCTTTGCAGGTACGTAATTTGTACCCCAAGATTGATAAATTACAAGAGGGACATTTGATTCAGTTTTAGATGTTTTTGAAGATGTACGCTCTATATGGAAGGGAACCTCAAATATTTCATTTGATGGTATGTATTCACTACTAGTATTTTTCGCTTTTATAATCAATATTACTAGAATAAAAATTAATACAATACAAAATACTATAGTATAATATTTTGGATTCTTCATATCTAATAAGATTATCTAAATATAAACAGCCTTCTTATCCCATAAAATGCTATAATGCTGTGTTTTTGTTTTAGTTCGCTGTTCATGTCTATATTCAGGATAGGCTTCTATTATTTTCAAGTCCCCAAAATAGATAGACACTGGCTTAAATTTAACAGACACGTGATGAAATTTCAACTCGTTTATATAATTAACTGAATTGTATTTATTTACAATTCGACCCAGCAAACACGGGCCTGTAATATCAAGATAATTTGTTCGATATAACTTAAATTTACAACTATCTAGTATATCATCTATACAATATTTAAAGATTGAATTACCTGGCGGTGATACTATAAAGGCATTGTATAAACCTTTGTATGTATTGTTGTTACACCCTAAGCCTACATCTTTAACGTATATAAGAGGGTTTTTTTCTACTATAGGAAGTAAGGGAACAACTGAATAATACTTAATATCAAGATACACACCTCCCTTTTTGTATAAAATACAATAACGCCATAAATCTGACTTATAAGCACCGGGCTTTAATGAATCAAAGGCATTAAGTACTTCTCGGTCGAAATATTTCTTAATAAATAAACGACAATGTTTATCTGAATATAAGTAGTAGTCAAATTCTGGGTTTGTAGCTATAAGTTTTTTTACACAAGCATGCATATAGTCTGGAACTGAATTAGTTTGCCAAGACTGATAGATTACAAGTGGAACTCCTGAAATAATAGAAGGGCCTGTTATAGCTTTACGCTGTACATAAAAGGGTACAATAGGATACTCTGAAAGATGTATTCCACCGTAGACTGCTTGTATACATACAACTCCTACAATTAATATAACTAGTATTATTAATGTTCCATATTCGAAGAATTTAACCTTCATCTAAGATATATGTTAGGATATATTATGTTTTTATATAAGTTTAGATCATTTCCCTTTAGAATATTAGAAAATCTTCCATCATCAATGTCTTTATACTTAGGATTTCCTGTAAATATGTACGCTTCTGGAGCAAAATAATCAGAGCCAATTGTAGGTGCTAGAGATAAATAATACTTTCCTGTTGACCACCAGAAATTTCCACTAAAATGGGGTCCAATTGAAAACGTTGAATGAGCTACTCCAACAATATCATAGGTATTAAGAAGTTCTATACAATTAGATGCATTTGTAAAAAGATTGTATTCCATATATGTTCTCCAATAGTAAATCGAGTCTGATGAATTCTTTGAAACACCTTTTGTATGAATGTAGAGAAATTTATCATCTGACTTTATATAGTCGCGTATCTTAAGAAGTGTAAATCGTTCATAGGTCTTATCACCGGGACCTTCAGCAGCAATTTTAAATTTAGAGCCATAGTTATTAAGTATAGTTTTTATCTCTTTAATTACAGATTCCTCCCCTACTAAAAAACAATAGACAGATGTAACCGTTTTGTATAATTCACTAAAAACAATTTTTGCAATCTGGTCTTTTACAATAGGAGCTGTTTCCTTATTACAATATATATGGTAAAAGATATATCTATTCTCTCTGCTTTCGAATCCTTCAGTTTTCATTTTCATATAATATAAACCTCCCACCACAATTGTTAAAATAAATAAAAATGTACAATACAATATTTGTATGTATGTATACGACATACCTATCGTGTAGAAATATTTTATAAAATAAATTATAACATATCCTTTAATAATGTATCTTCTTCATCAGCATGGTCATACTCATTAAAATATTTCCAGGTTCTTATATTTTCATGTTCTATACCATCAGCAGCACCTCGTTTCATTTTAACTTTCTCAAAATATTCTTTTGATTGTATTACATAGTGATTTAGTTGAAGCCTGTCTGATACATCGATATTGATTCCGGAAACATTACTTGTATGAATTCCAATGTTATCTTTAATATCTTTTACAAAATATACAGACTTTACATTTTTATGTAAATCTTTTTTCTTCCATGTAAATGATGAACGTACACTTTTAGGCTGTTTATTAATACCACTTGAACCAAACATACTCCATTTACATGTTAAACTTGATGGATGTTCTAAAGCTCCAAATATGTTTATTAAAAACGTTTTCAGATTTGTTCCATCTTTACAGAATAAATACTCATCAATATCTAATACTGCAACAATATCAATTGAATTATCTCTTAACCATTTTAATCCTAATTTTGAATAATGCTCTTCCTGTGCATGTGCTTTTTCTGCAGGAAGAACAATAACTTTATTCGTATCAAACTTTGAAAGTGCTGTAGCCCAATCATCAGTGGAATTATTATTAAGTAGAAGTATCTTGTCTGCACCCTGCCATAAATAATGCTCAACCCACTCAGCAATTCCCATACTTTCATTTTTAAAAATTCCCATAACAGCAAATTTTAACTCAGACTTAAATGGCTCTATTTGTTTACTACTTTTGTAAATTTTAAACACAATACAAATAATAAGGATAAATGTATAAAAAATAACAATATATTTACTGTAGCTCATTACCTATATAGAATATTTTAATTGTTCTTGACAAGGACAAATGAAGCTTTTCTCCGTATACCTTCCCCTGTAAGAGCATCTGCTAATTTATTATGTGCTCTTAGTACATGTCTAATACCAACATACTCAAAATTAGCTAATAAATCGTGTACACACCTGTGATATCCTTTAAGGGTTTCATTATGAACGTTCCACTTCCGTGATACCTGAAACACTACAAGCTGTGAATCACCTTCAATAATTAAGGACTTAATTCCCATTTTTACAGCAGTTCGTAAACCATATAGGAGCCCAATATACTCTGCTTGATTATTTGTAGCCTTTTCCAAATACGTTCCACCTTCAAATACTGATATGCGTGGTTCAGCACTAAAGATTACAGCTGCACCACATGCCTCACCTGGATTTGGTACAGCTCCTCCGTCAAATTGTAGAAGATGACAATGCCCCGCTTCCGCGGGAACGCCTGTAAGAGTTATATAAGGTGTTTCCATTGGTCTTGTAGATGGTCAGTATATTCTTTAAATTTTTATCACAGTAAAATTGAAGTAACTAGAAATAATATACTAACTAGAAAATGAACAAGACCACTTATACAATCGAAATTACTATGCCATCCTCCCTTAAAGCATTTACTGCCTTTCTAAACAGTAATCCCTGTATTAAGGTGACTAATGTCGTAGAAGAATCATCTAAACAAATGTATTCTACGAAATATTGTTATGTTCCGACCCGTGAATTTGTTGCCCTATGTGGCTCTGAAAATCTCACATCGGGAGGTCTTATTTCAGAGCAAGGGGCGATTGATGTGGTTGTATCGTACGCAAAAACATTTAAACTGTACTATAATCATTATATTGAATTGGATGAGTATCTTCAGAATCTTCTAGGGATTAAAGACCAGTCTACACTAACTATTCATTCTCTTTCACAAACACTGAAGGGGCTCTTTACACTTGTCTAAGAGTAAATTGACTCTAGAAAAAATTGAACACCTTTTTTCTAAAGATATAGTAACCATGGGGAACTGTATAACATATGATAATAAAGTAGTTGAGCCCCTAAAAGCAAGATATTCCTTACACTTTAATGCAAACATTAGTAGTTTACGTAGAAGTTTTCTTACATTAAACTCTATTCAGATGGCTCAAGCAAGATGCCAAAGCGTGCCATTCTGGAGGGAAATTATTTGTACCATCTTTAAAGATAGCTCTACAAGCAAAATTGTCTTAGATTCAATTGAGGTCACCGTAAAGAAAACGTCTAAGACTGATTTTAGTGGTGAAGTATCATGGACTTCCCTGCCCTGCTTAGAGCACTTTCTAAATGCCGAATTATGTGTTAATACATATCACAACATTTATGTCCTAAATTCGCTGAATTGGCGTGCTGTTTTCCTACTTGAATCAGTTAAGGAAATACCACTAAATACCGAGTAAGATGGAATATTACCAGCGTGACCAAAATGAGGTTGTTATGCAGACTTTTTTTGGGTCCCGAGATATTTTTTGTGAAACGTGTAAAAAAGCACTTACTAGACCTTCCCATGTAAAAACAAAAAATCCTGATGAATACTTTCCAAATTATTATTGTAAGCGCTGTGTGAAACGTGTATCTGAATTTAAACAAGCAAGTAGTTTGATGCATGTATACGAAGTTGATGGCTTTCGTTTTATTGTATTTTCCATCTAAAAATTGAGTTAGTATACTAGACAGTGGTGTAAGTACCATGGTACTTTGTCACGCTTTTACTACTAAATTTAAACCCTGTAGGGGAAATGCATTGGCTCCGAGTCGCCTATGTCATATACATAATGATTGGTACAAGAATACAAAATGGCTACCCTATATGCTCTATCATATAAGTCCGTATTGTAATTTTAAATGGATTATACGTATACTAAATGACCCTTTTGCCATATATTACCCTAATGGGAGTATATCATGCTTCGAGATGTATCTTGATATATTATTTGAGTGTGCTCCAATAAATACACGGAACAAGGTAATTCTTCTTTATGAAGTTGGTACACGCTGTAAGCGACTGAAGCCAAGCGATGCTCATCTACTCTGGAATTATTCTCTTCGACAAAACATTCAGACATGTATTCAGTATTATGAGAATTCACTACGACCGTACTATCCAGAAGGTTTCAAACATATTATTGTAGATGTTATTACACCTCTTTTATACATGGAATCCTTTGAAAATTATATACATTTTGTAAACATGATGTTAACACGTAGTATAAGTTGGTCAGCAATGATATATTTTATTGAATGTACAATAAATTATATTGATCCAAATTCAGTCTTGTTTCACGAAAAGGTAAATTACCTAGATGCTGCCTTAGAATTTGAAGTTAGTATAATGAAAAAAGTATCTTTCCTCACAAGTAAAGAAAAGGACGATGCCATACACTTAGCAAACGAATTATTTAAATATGTATTAACAATGTGTAAAAATATAGGGACCCGAGCACGCAAATCACTTGATACGCGTATTAAATTATTAAAGGATGAATTATTGGCTGTTGTGTATCATCCCGATAATTTCCAACGATTAATCGCTGTTGAATCTCTTGCTACCTATTAGATATGCCAGTTGTGAAAATTCACAGTGGTAAAACATTTAAAGTAAATTCACCAACCGATAAGTGGACGCGGGCCGATAAGTATAAGAACTGGATTAGTAAACTTACACGTAAGCAAAGAAAGCACACGCAATCGGAAGACCTTTGTGTTGGAAAGGGGAGTATATGTAAGGGCGACCTTGGAATTCCGCGTAAATTAATGCCACAATTTAACAGTCCAGCTGAAATTGCGAGTTTTACGAAATTTGTAAAAAAGGCCTATAAAATTAAGAGTTTCAGAACAACACGTAAGGCAAATGAACTCAAACCCTCTCAAGGTGAAATTAACCGTAAGCGAATTAAGGGACTTATTGATGAAGGAGTCTTAGATAAGGTTAATATACCTCTTATTGTTTCCGGCGATTACTTTGTAGTAGATGGACATCATCGTTGGGCCGCTTACCGCCTTAAAAAGCCAACAGCTAAACTACCAGTAGTTGTAATTGATGCTCCTGTAAAGGATATTCTTGGAATTGCCGTTGCCTGGGGGGCAAAGCATCAGGATTTTTAAAGGCAAATGCCGAAACATCCAGGATAGTAAAAATTGATACATTAGTCTGCCTTTTCTTAAGCATGGATTCCCCCTTCCCCTGTACGATTTGCCATACTACTGGTCACATCACATCAAAATGCCCCGACCTCTACCGCCAAGTACTTAAATTAAGTACTTGGCTCTGATGGCTAGAACAAAAAGTTATAGTGACTCCAATGACATAAGGCCACGTAGTGGCCTTATCCATGGGGAGTTCTTAACTTTAGTACTAGACGTTATAGTCCCGAGAAGGTAGGAGGTGGTGGAGGTGGACATAGCCATGATGATGACGATGAAAGTTTGGGTTTAAAGATATTTACATTATACTAGATAATGTCAAATATATCATATGTTTCATTTCTTTTTTCATGCCCAGACGATCGAATCTCTATGAAGCAGCGTGTTGACTGGCTACAGCCGATGCTTGATAATAATCTACCTCTTATCCTTTTTGTAGACGATATGTATGCAGAATTTCTCGGTTCAAAGGCAAATATTAAAATTATTGTTCTTGAACTAAATGATTTAGAAACAATACGACGCATAAATTCTGTAGGAGCTCTTGAATTACCTCCTACACGTAATCCCGATAAGGATACGCTGAATTTCTTAACCTTTATGAATTGTAAACCCGAGCTCCTAAAGTTAGCAGAGCCACATGTAACAACTCCCTACATTGCATATATTGATGCAGGCATTTCAAAAGTTTTTAGTAAACCAGATACAATTGCTACATTAAAAGAACTTAATGTACATAATATCCCTCTTGTTCTTCTACCAGGGTGCCAGCCAATTCATGAAGTAGAGGAATTTCCCTTTCTATGGAAAAAAATCCACTGGATGCTAAGTGGTGGTTTTTTTATTGTACCCAAAACGTGTGTAGAGGAATGGTATCAACTACATACAAAGGCATTAAAACGTTTCTTAGATATGGGATGTATAACATGGGAAGTAAATGTATGGGCATCATTTATTCACAAGGTTAATGACCGTGTTGTATGGTTTCATGGTCCACATGATGATACTATGGTAACTGGCATCCCTCGGCCACAACTACTGCCAAGTACTTAATTTAAGTACTTGGCTCTGATGGCTAGAACGAAAAGTTAAAGTCACTCCAATGACATAAGGCCACGGGGTGGCCTTATCCATGGGGAGTTCTTAACTTTAGTACTAGACGTTACTTCAAGAGTTAGAGAGTCCTGGTTCAGTAGAGCGCAGTACATGAATTGAAATACCTACAAAGATAAAGCCCAACATAAAGATTAAATTGTTTTGGGAATAAAACGATGAAATAATGTATAGTCCCCCAACAAATAGCCAAATAAGTGAGCCATAGACAGTATCCTTCATCCTATAGTATAAGATGAAGGACGCAAGAGCAATTTTTTAAAGACGAACACGTCCGTTAACGTTTAACCCATATTAAAACTTCAGTATTATCCGTCTTAAATTCATCATTATACAGGCTAGCATTTCCAATCTGCGACATAATATTACGTTTATACGCAATTTCCCGAACTACTACTTCACCGAATTTGCTCCGTAGCGTATCAATAAGCATCTTTAATGGTATTAAACTCTCATTATTGTAGCTAATCAATATGTATTTAACAGGAAGTCTTGAGCAAAGTGCAATAAATGCATCTAAAGCAGTTGACTTGCTATTCCATGCACTTTTCATACTTTCATCATACTCGCTTGCAGAAACAACTCTATCGGCACGACGATTTGTTGTTAAATGAACAGCTGGCTTATCCCAGCGCGTTATACTATCCCAAATATGATAATATGTTGAATACGAATGTGCAGAATAGGGTGGGTCTAAATAAGCAACATCTGCTTCAGTATAAGGCACTTGAAGACAATCACCTACAGTATGTCTTCCAGGAATGCCATTAGGATACGGTAAATCCTCTAGTGTTAAAGGGTTTGATGCTCGAGCTGCCCAATCCTTTAAATATGCCTGTTGAACTCCTGTACTACTATCAACTTTATCAAGTGCAAAGATTAGACAGCAAGTTAGAATCATAGCTTCATGATGATTAATAAAGCCGGATGATTCCCATAGAGCAATCTTATTTCGAATAGCATCTGCCTTAACTCCATTTGCAGGCTTCCACATACGAACCCGCTTTATTCCTTCAACACCAGACACATCACAATAGGTCTTTGTAAGCCAATCTGATGTGCCCGAAAGGTCTTGTAGGGTATGTAATAAGGTTGGTATACGTGCACCACTTTTGGCAGTTCGTAAAAGGAAGGCATGGGCATACGCCTCAGAAGCCCAAGAAAGGTCGCTACTCTGAACTGTCCATCCATTTGACCTGAACGCCTGAGCAACTCGTGTAGTTCCTGTAAAGACATCAATACATCTTAGGGAAGATGGTGATTCTAACTGGGTATTAATAACGGATAAAATTTCACCTATCAGTGAATTTTTACTCCCTATATATTTTACCCCATATGTTTGTGATGTCATCGTACGTACTACGCAGCGAGAAAGTCCCTTAAATTTATTTAGCGCATCTCAGCAGTTTTCGTTACTTCCAAGTTATTAATTTCGTCATTTACCTTTACCGGAGTAGGCCCAGATACAAAAAGAAGATCCCCATCTTTTAGACATGTAGGAATTCTTGATTTTACTAAATACAAATCATGTCTTGCTGTATATATTTCACGTCGTAAAGAATCTAAACTAGTTACGTCTAAATCACCCATACGCGTGTATATGTATTTAAAATCTATATCGCGTAAATATTGAATATCAAAAATTGGTGAAAGACTTCCTATACAATAGGGAATATACGTACTGTACACGATATTATGTACACGAACTGGAATAAAATTAAGAAGACCATGTGCCTTTGTCAATACAGGAATCGGCGAAATACGCTTATATACTCCAGTTTTAATAGAATATATTTCATTTCTAGAGAGCTGAAAGGGAGAATATATTCTCATCTATTTTTTTGAGCGGTATTTCTTTAACCTTCGTGTAATTTTCCTTTTATGGCGTACACGCCCTCCACCTTGAATTTGTATTTCATAAAAACATTCATCGGGAATTTTATAAAAAATTGCAAACCAGGCTCTTTCAATAAAATGGCCAACTAAGGGATTTGAATCAACGGCAAGTTCATTTAAAAATTTAGTATAGTGTTTTACAGGATGTGCATGAATATGTTTTTTTGAAATTGCAAAAATACCTGAAAAGGAAGCACGATCTTCATCTGTTATGTTTGGAAAATGGCCCTTATACCATTCTGTAAATGTTCCTGGAGTAGCTGGATATAAGGCATGTTTTGTAGATTCATCAACATTTTGATTACAATGTGCTGTATATTCTTTAAAAGCAACATCGCCCATACTTGTTTGTAGGTCGGGTGGATAATGTTTCCCAGTTAAGACGCTGTTATATGTTTTAAATACAGCTGTAACTGTTGTGGCAAACTTTTCAGGCTCACGGTGAAATGCTCGTGATTTACAAATTACCGAGCCTTTAGCAAAAATAGTAACATCAGCAAGAGTATCATAATTTTTAACAATATGATGTATATACGTATGGTCACATCGTCCTACATTTGGTAGGGTTGCATATACAGTGTTTTTTAAAGGACATACAACTTCACTTTTTCCTTTATTGTATACAAATACTTGATTAAATGATATATCTTTATATTTATCTAACCAGTCTAAATCTTCATTGTATCTTGCAATAACTAAATCTACTGTAGGCATATTTGTTACCACCCTATTTAATAGCTATAAATTTTATACGGGATATTCAGATTATGAGTACATCAAATAACAATATCTCTAACACCCTTTCTAAAAACAGTTCAAATAATTCTAATAACCCTAATAATTCAAACAACTCTAACAATTCCGATAACAATTCTAATGAAAAAACTAATAATACCGAGGAGTCTAATAACTCTGCTGATGTGAATCCTCTTCCGGATGTATTTACTGCCTATCTTCCCTCGCCTATTCCTAGTGCTGTAATTCCTGCACAAATTCCGTATCCTCCAACTGCATCATCATCATACATAAACTCATTTATAAAATGTTATGTTGATGCTTTTAAAAGTGGGTGGGCATCTAGGGAAGGTTTTATTAAAGGTTTTAACAGCTTTAGGGGGGCTCCTATATACAATCCTGCAATAGCACAAGGTTCAAATGATGATGCTACTACAACACGAATCGAAGAGGAAGATGAGGAAGAGGAAGATGAGGAAGATGAGGAAGATACTAGTGAAATTAAGCAAATTGCCGTTCAAGATGGTGGAGCTGAGCCGTATCCTGAAGATACACGGGACCCACACGAAGAAGAGGGTCCCGAGCCATATCTTGAAGATTTTTTATAAACTTAATTAGAATGGCTAAGACGCGTAAACAAAAAGGTGGAGTATGTTTTGGCAGATCATGTAAAAGAAAATCAGAAATTTCTAACCTTATAGATATACTTAAGGAAGATCAACCATTATGGATGGTACAATTACCCCTTCACTATGTATCAAAATCTCAAATAAATACACCAGATAATGGAGTCTATGCTGTATTTGTTGCTGCACAAAGTTCTTATAAAAAGGGAATTATGAAAGCACTAATAAAAAAGGGGGCAAATTTTGATGATGCCGTTGATATGAATAATGATAGACCACTTCATTATGCAGCAAATGCTAATAATTATGAGGCAGTGCGTGAAATTTGTGAAGCATTAACTCGTGGAAATAGAATCATTGATAGTAAAAATGAAAAGGGGGAAACAGCATTAATGCGAGCAGTTATAAATTTACACGAGGATTGCGTTAAAGTTCTTCTTGATTATGGAGCAAAACCAAATCTTAGAAATGAACGTGGAGAATCAGCAATAGAATTAATAGGAGATGGTGTTAGTGAAGATGATAATGACTATGATGAAGACTATTTTCAAGGATCGTACGATGGAATCTATGATTTATTGGAACATCATGGAGCAACACCCCCAGTTATTACAACTACTATGCCATTTAGAATAAAAGAAGAAAACGTAGGTAAGAAAAAAATACCTAAGGGAACTGATAATTCTATATCTTATAATACAATTGAAAATGGCGATGACATGGTAAACTTTGATAATGAATTTGAACACGAACGATATTATAAACGCTCAACTTTCAATAGTTTTCCAACTCCTAAAAAGAATCCATCAACCCGAAAATTAATAAAAACAATTAGAAGGTATAAAGCAAATGTTAACAACCTTTCAGATGATCCTAAACCTCTTAACTCATAACTCATTTAATGCTTTTTTCAACGACTCCTCGGTTTTTATTCCCTTTGCCGCAAAAATTTCGGCATATATCTCATATGGATGCTCCATTTGATGTATTTGCTGTGGGTATGCTTCTAAAAACCCTTTTGGTGGCACATGAAAAAGAGCTCCAGTCCGTAAATCCATCCACTCTACATTTATTTGGTCCAAGCTTGGTGAACGAAGATTACGAAACATGGGTAAAGGAACATGATGGTCTGACCATGACCAAAATTGCTCTAAAATAGTATCTGGATTAAGTCGTAGACGCTCCTTATATGTATCAGGAATTCTTTCAGGACTAACAGGTATCCACTTTGCCCGCTTGAGTCCATCAGCCCACATATTCTTGTTGAGTCTTTGATGTACATGAATTGCTTCATGTATCAATGTTTCTACAAATTTATTAGAGGCTTTAGACTCTGAGCACATAGAATCAGCTATACACACAATATTTGGTGGACGTGTATGAGGAAACCCGTTATCAGCCTTTGAATTTACAATCGCAATTTCACAATTATCTAAAAGGGGTATACTAGACGTAGCGTCTTGTAAAGATTTTACTGCTTCATTTGATATAGTAGAAAGTGTGTATCCCTGTGATTCACGTGCAGAATGATTTAAAAAAGACTCAATACATCGAGTCCTGTATGAATCAAGTGCCTCAGCCTGCATTAAGACGTCCATTCTAACTATTCTTGAGATACAGTTTTCTTAGCCCGCTTTTTCTTCTCTACATCCATCTTTTCGACAATCATCTTATCAATAAAGTATCCGAGTTTCGGCTGAATTTTCAGCGGTGCCTGAGGCACAGGTGCACTCTGTGCTGATGCAGTACGCTTTAGACTTGAAACAGTGGTACTTCCAGATGCTTTAAAGAAGGAAGCCCCAAAGGCACGCACAGACTCAGTATCACAGCGCCGAAGAATATTATCAAAGATTGCGCTTGTAGTAGCATTCATACGGTCAGATTCTGTAGCTAATTTCCATCCACACCGAGGCTCTACCACCCCCGTGATTTTATCAGCAACAAGAGCAAACAGTTGAACAATAGGATTCATGAGCTGATGCTCGATATAGAAGCGGTAGTCAGGTTTTAGATTTTTCGCCCGAAGATAGGCAGGAGTTTCAATACGCTCACCCTGTAGTTTTCCTGCAAGCTGACCTGGTGGAGGTAATATATAGATAAACTGGATTCGCTCACCTGAAGCAGGAGCATTACCAGGATCGCGCGCCTTAATACGTTCTGCAAGTACCTTATGTGCTGGTGGCGAAGTACTTTTATACTCGGCACGCAGTGACTTGCTCATTGTCAGAAGATTTAGACTCATCTTACCCTCTACAAGCTCAGTTAGTTTGTCCTGGACAAAGCTCAGTGCCTTAGGAATATTTTTTTCAGATAGAAGGATTTTCAGAGCTCCGCCGTAAATAACCTTCACAAGTGAAGCATAATCACGACGCTTTGTGGCAATACCCATAGAAGTCTGTTTGTAATAGTCTAGTGACTCTTCATACTTATTTCCTACATACCGCTTCTTACTGAAGATGATAAAGGGACTGAAGACCTTATCATACTCAAAGTCATGAGGAGCCTTTAGTGCCCGTGTCACAAACTTTCCCGCCTCTTCAGTCAAATGCATGGTAGCCTCAATAGCTTCATTTCCTGTTAATAGCATTCCATTTTCCGGATTCTTTGGTTTAAAGTTGACAAACAGCGAATCGGTATCACCATATGTGATTTCGGCCGAGCAACGTGGGTTATTTGCTTGAGGTCCATAAAAGTGCTCAATAACATCCTTGGCAAACAGAATCTGCTTTCGTCCATATGCCGTTACTGATGCCGCCAGGTGCTGTAGACGAATCTTGAACGTGCCCGAGCCCAGCTGGCCATACAGTGAGTTTGCTGTCAGCTTATAAGCCAACTGCTCGGCATCAAGCAGTGCCTTTTTGAAGGGGTCCGACTCCTTTTCTGCCTCCTTTCGCTTCTTCTTACGAGTAGCCAGAAGTTTCTGAACAATCTCTGGTAGAGCGCCCTTTTTACCACCTTCATACTGTGCATATCGGCAAATACGTACACCAGTCTTAATCTTTGTAGGGTGTTTACGCTTGTCCTCGGGATCTGTACCCCAGATATCGAACTGAATATCTGTCCAGCGTACACCAGCCTCGGCATTTTTCTCATCTGATTCCGAGCCAAAGGCATAATCTATGAATGAACCAGACAAGCTATAATTCTTTACCCACACAAGCGTATCATAGGAAATGTTCTCACTAATAATCGTGCTTGGATAAAGCGAAGCAAAGTCAGCCACACCAACAGGAGAATCAAAGTAGAATCCTGGAATCGGGTCTAGTACAATAGCACCCTCGTATGATTCTTCCTGACTCCCATTAGCATTCGGTAGAGTCATAATACACTGCTGGCGAATTCCACACTCCTTAAAGATAAGTGACTCAATCTTAATACCCTGCCCACGCGTAAAGATATAGCCGATTGGCACCGAGCAAGCATTTGCCATCGCCATAGCATTATTGAAGACGTCGAGTTTTTTATAAAGCTCGAGAACCAGCATACAATCTTGGACGCAATAGGCAGCAACAGTAGCACGGTCACTATCTGAGCCACGATGCATTCGAAAGATATCCTGAGGGGATACATCGTCCTTTACCACTGCCCATTTTACTGCTGTCGAGGCAGCAATTGCCAGGTCCTGTGCATCATCGCCATTAGGAGCAATAACCTGAATTGCTACACCAAACATAACCTCTTTTACAATAAGTTTATCAACAACAGCATCGCCTGTTTCATCAAGAAGAACAATAGCACGTCCTGGAACAATATCAGATGTTGTCTTTGTGCGAAGTGTCCAGATGTCTGAGTTACAATCTACTGATTTCAGATCCCCACTCATAAAGTTTTGACACACATCATCAAGTTTATAGGATGCTAGTGGATATGACCGCTTCACATAATGATACAGGTCAATCTGTAGACGCCCGTGCGTAGACCAAATATACATAGTATTATCACCAAGTGCCGAGCTCGATAGGAACTTTTCATCTAGTGTAACCATCTTTTCAGCATCCTGTAGACGACTAAGAGCCTGTAAAGATTCCGAATTATGAATGCCAAGCTCCTCGGCGCGCAGCCATAAGTAGCGTTCATCAAAACCAAAGGTATTATATCCCATTAAGATATCTACATTCCATTCCTTCATTTGCCTTGCCCAGCCAAGAATCATTAGTTTCTCTGAAGGGTAAGTGTGAACCTTTACATTATCAATAGGGGTACACGACCCTAGAACAAACACATGCTTCTCAGGAGTTTGATTACCGCGCTGTAGGACTACGCCAATTTGAATAACTGGATCGCCGGCAAGGGGTAGTCCGCGCTCTAGAATTTTCAAACACTTTCCGATTTCTGATACTGAAGCATCCCTGTCAGTTTTCTTACGGCTTGAAAGAACTGCTTCAAGGTCATCGTGGAAATCTTTCATCGACAATATACGCTCTAGAGTAGCGCGGTCAGGAATTGTGCCATTGCGATGCCTTAGTCCATCCATACCCTCAGGAGGATTATCAGGATAAAGTGCAGATTGTAGAAGAAGCGTACGAGCATGTTCAGCATTTTCTGCATTCATATGTAGTAGTTTTGCACAACGTTCATACGTCTTTTTTGGGACTGGAAACTCTCCATTTTCTGAATAACACTCAATATCCCAAGAGGCAAGCAGAAACGGAGCTACAGGAACTGCTGGTGTACTACATAGATTGATTTCATCCCATTGAGCACTAATCTCTAATATACCTGACTCATTGAACTCTGGAGTTCCTGGAAAGGTAGCCCAACCACACGGTTGTAGATTGCGAAGATGAAAGAACCGAAGCATCGGGTCAAGATTTGCCTCAAATACATCAAGGGTCAGGGTTCCGAGTGTAAAGATAGGCATATTCTCTTTGTTGAGAAAGAGCGTCTTCATATTACGAAAATCCCGTAGCGACTTCACAGAAA